CACCGAGATACTACTGAGTTAGAAAGTACTGAAACATCTCGGTTAGCCCAGTCTCTAATTATTCCTGCGTTAGTTCCAGTATAATCACCTGAACCTATAAATTCTACGTATGTTGCCATAATAATCCTCTATGTCATAACTAGTAAATCTGGGTATTCTGTTCTTAACAGATATACCAATTTCTTTTTCATAGCAGGGTCATGCATAAACTCTGGATCTAGTATATCTAAGTTATGCTTAGTATTTAGTTCTAATACTATTACGTTTGGAATAGAACACATCTTTTGATAGTGTGATTTTTTATTCCGACCTGCTTCTCTATCTCTTTTTACTTCGGCAATAGTTGTGCTGATGTCTCCTTCGACTCTCCACTTACTGCCTCTGTTTCCATCAGTAACGATTTCTCCTGTGAGATCGCCTACTGCTGAACTATGTTTAAACTTTGCCATGCTGTTCCTCTCATGTATTATAGTGAGTCTAGTACCGTATGGAATCTACCATCGTTAGTTAGATTACCCACTTGTATTCTGTATACAGTAGTTGCAGTAGTACCTATGGCTACTACATTGTGTGAAGCTCCTGGCCTAGACATATAAACTTTAGTAAGCTTACCTGTACTGGGATCAACTTCTACGTGATTTTCGCCTGTCAAGCCAACAATAGACTCTTGAGCTGCTGCAATTATAGTCTCAGAACCAATCACTAATGCATTACTGTTCGCCGTAATTTTAATTAACATTTATTACTCCTATTAGTAAAAGAGGACACCCTAAGGTGCCCCCTCTCCTAAATTTATGCGCCGATGTTAGCGATTACGCCCCAAGCGTTAGGGTTAGAACATTCAAGAGTTGTCTCTTCAACGAACATACCTACTGTTGAGTCACCATTCTGGCCTACGTCCACTTCATTCATTGGACGAAGAGTTGCCATCTTGAACCACATTGGATCGTATACAAGTGCGAAAGCATCTTGAATAGATACTGCGTCAGCGGATGTACCACCAGCACCTGTTGCAGTTGCAGCAAGACCCATGATGTAGTTAGGCTCAACCATAACGTCACCGAAGTCTGACATATAGATGTCTACTGCTTGACGTAGTTTACCTGACTCATCGATGTTACGACGAACATTTGAACCTGAAGCATTTGCTTTAGTTGAGAATGTACGACGGTTCTTTGGAGAAAGCATAACTTTAGTAGCTTTACCACCTTCCTCATAGATTGTCTGCATGATAGAGTCGATGTGTGACAATTCAAGCTCACCTACGTTTGCACTTGTAGATTCTGTTGAGAAGTTGTTAGCACCGATGCCTGCTTCTGCTGCAGTAACGCCTGCATTTGAGATACGAGCAGCTGTGTTTCCAGAGTCTGTTGACGCAACGTTTACAACGTTACTTGCCCAAGAAAATACACCAGCCATAGTACCTGCAACTGATGCAGAACCTGGAGTGGATACGTTTAGTGAGTGAATTAAATCAGCTTCAACATCACGACGCATTTCTGTGCCACGCTTTTTCAACTGGTATGCATACTCATCAGCAACGCCAGTTTGATCTACAGCACGCTTTGTACCTGATACTGCAACTGTCTTTGCGTTGATTTGTGTATAGTTACCTAAACGTGAACGGTTACGATCTGCAGCTGCAAGAACTACACCACCGCCTGAACCGTGGTCACCACCAGTAGTAGTACGACCATCTGGAGTAACTGCATCGAAGTCTGCACCTTGTGCAACACGTGAGTTACCTGGAGCTTTAAGCTCGTCTGTTTGCCACTCGTGGTAGATACCTGTAGCTTTTGTTTTGCCGATAGAAGACATGAAAGGAGTTTCATCTCGTGTAATCATTGAGATGAAGTTCGCTAGATCCTCTTTTTCAGATACAGAAGCACTTGATGCTCCTGAAGGAAAGCGGTTGCCTACTGCGTCCGCTGCTTGTGTTGATGCACCTGAAGTGCCATAACGTCCTGTTGCCATTTTATTTTTACCTGTATGTTATTAGCCGAATATTGGCTTATCGTGTTGGCGCAAACCTTTTCAAGAAAGCTATTTGATCTTCTTTCGAAGCATCATTTTTAAACGCTCTTGCTTTAGTCATTGCCGCCTGATCTTGTTTTCGTTTAATCGGTGTCTTAGCTTTTTTAGCAGGCATTTTCTTAGCAGGAATCTTAGCTCGCTTTTTAGCGCCACTTTTAATTCCTTGCTTTAGCCGACGAAACTCATCTACAAATTTAACTACGCTAGGATCTGATACTACGTTAAGCAAAGCTTCTGGTAGTCCTTCTTCTAGTGCAAATTCTCTTATAGACTTTTGAATAGTTTCATCCCAGTCTGGTATAACATCTGTAATAGTATCGTTAAAATTCTTTACAGATTCTTCAAACTGTTGTTGCTGTAGTTGTTGCTTTTGTTGTTCTACTTTAACTGCGAGTGTTTCTCTCTTGTTACGAGCTTCCCAATAAGCACTCTGCGATTTAGTTTGTTCCTGAAGCAATTCACCAATTTCGTAAGTATCCCCCTCTTTCTGAGCTGTTGTAAGCTTTTGAGAGATCTCATGATACTTTTTCTGATGTTCTGTTTCTTCATTATAAACTTCATTCGCAATAACACTTGCTAATGTTTCTATTTCACCTAGTTTTTGAGTACGCTCTTCCTCTAATGATTTACGAGCTTCCCCAATCTCACGACCTTGTTTACTGAGATGTTGTTTGGTTGCAGAACCAGCAATCCACTCTGATATAGGTAGAGTTACCTCTTCCCCATCAATTTTGTGGGTTACCATAATGTCTTCTAAGTCATCCAGTGCATAAGTATCAACTTCGGTAGCCGCAGCATCTCCATCTTCCTCAGTACTATCTTCCTCTTCTTCATTATCTGGTTCAACATCATCTTCATATTCGGCAGAGTCTACAGGTTGTTCAAGGTCTTCTTCTGTTCCTGTGTCTTCTGAGTCCTGGAGTTCAGGTTCGGGTTGAGATTCTTCCTGTCTCGGAACTACGCCAGCTTCCTGGAGTATTTCTGATTGGTTAAGAATGTCTGCGAGCATCTGATCTTCAGAACTGCTGTCAACAATGTTATCATCCATTTGGGTAGAATTATTATCATCAGCCATCATTACTTACCTCCTGCTTAATTGTGTAAGGGTTGTTTTTCCCAAAGTTAGGGTTTCCTCTTTTCTTTGCGGGAGCATTATCTTTCTGCAAATCAAGTAAAGATGTTCTGTATTCGAACAAAGCCTTTACTACAAGAGCATCGTTTCTAATACGAGCTGCTCCATTTAAATCTGCTGTGTGTTGGTTAATAAAGTAATCAATAGAATTCTCTATGTTAGTTATTACTGTATTAATCTGTTCATTACTACTTTTAATCATTGCTATCCTCCTCACCTAACTTCTCTATAATAGGGATGTTGCGACCTTTAGTTTCTATACTAATTAACTTTTCTTTAACGCTACCTAGCGCCATAGAACAAGCATATAAATGCTCTCTAGTCTTGGTCTCATGAGGTTCTGTCTTTAGCCACTCAACAAAGAAATCTACTAAGATATCTCCGTATGCTGAGTCAAAGAAACTATTTCTTGCTGTTGTTGCAAATGTAGCTTCCTGTAATGCTATTTGTGATAATCGATCAGGATGCACCTTCTTGGTCATCCTCTTGTCACCTGCTTCTCTATATTTTTCCATAATTCACCTTGTTAACACATCATCCGTAAGGGTAGAGGTGTGTGAAAGAGGGAGCTATTGCTCACCTCCTCCAATTGCTTGTTGTAATAATTGCACTGCTTGTGCTGGGTCTATTCCCATTTGTTTCACCATATCATCTAGTGAACCACCTTCTTTTCCTGACGGAGCAGCTTCAATAGACTTAACTATCTCTACTGCTTTCATCATTATTTCATCCATATTTCCCGGAGTCGGGAGATGCTCTGGCGAAACTTCTGCCTTAATTGCTTCAGTTTTAAGCTTAGCCCATTCTTGACCATGACGATCAAGTGCAATAGCCGTTTGCCTAATGTTATCTTGTAACGAATTATCTGCCTGAACTTTAGTGTAAACTGAATTAGCTTCAGCTTGCTTAGCTTTAGATTCTTCAACACGGGACGCAATCTCCTTAAGTTTTTTACTATCTTCTTCTGCCAACTGCATAGCTTTCTTAGCTTTTTCTAAGAACTCTTCAGTAGTATGGTCCATAAGATACTGTTCTGGTTTAAGATCAAGAGTATTGACTAGATCAAAAGCAATATTAGCTATTGCATCTGGTTTAATCATCATACCTTGGCCTGATTCTTTAAGCATAGGTATTAACTGAGATGCCATTAACATAAGTTTTTCTCTTTTGTTAGCATTAGAGTTTTCACCTAAGTCTACGTCAACTTCTAGTTCTATACATTCTGGTAAGTTCTTAAGATCTATGTCTAACATAGTTCCACGCTTATCAGACATAATAGTTACTTCATCCATGTTAGCTCGTATAGTTTTAAATACGCCTTCACATAATCTTTTAAATCCACCTTCAGCAAACTTACGAGCAATATGCTGTATTCGCTTTTGGCTTGCAGTCATAACTTGACTTAGCTTTACTTCACTGTTACCTGAAACATATAACTCATCGTTAAGTCCTTGTGCCGCTTTAGACATACCTGTAGCTTGTTCTTTGTGTACTTGTAAGTGTTGTAACAAAGGAACTGTGCCTGCACTTATAGTGCTTGGTGGTAGATCTGCTACTGCACCTTGAGGATTACCGTTAGTAGGTATAATCTGTTTAGGTCTCATGTTTTGTAAAGCAGAGAAGTCTACAACATTTGGATCTGCTAACTTGGGTGAGTAGTTACTTAAATAAGTATTTTCTACAAAGCCACGTAGTATAGCAGTAGATGTAAGTGTAGTAGATCTAGTCATATCTGCAATAGATAATCCATAGAATTCGTATGGTATTTCAAAAGGACTTAGAGAAGCTAAGGGCACATAACTACAATCTTCTTCATATAGTATAGTACTTCCTGCAACTATAAAGTGTTTAAGTTCTGCTATACCATCTCCATCACGATCTATCTTCATCCAACATTCAGTAACAGCTACATTCCTGTTAGCTTCCAGCATGTCGTGATTATCATCTGATGCACCAGACCAGTATGTCTGTCCAGTAACACGTTTACGTACAGCAACATCTTCAGAGTAATTAGAGTGTTCTTCTCCTGAACTTGGTAATTCAGACCAGTCAGATACTTCCTCTGCTATATCAGGATACATTTTACGTATATCTGATCTAGACATTTCTACTTGTACACCTACAAAGTTAGCGTCTTCAATAGAGCTAGCGTCTCTAGATATAAGAAAGTTTTCTGGTGGAATGTTTTCAATTTTAACTCTAGACATATCATAGGTTCTTTTTAACCTAACATCTTCATAAGAATTAGTTGATGGGTTAAAGTTTAACTCACCTACTACTTCTATATCTTTATCTGATAACTTAAGGTCCAGGGCTTCTTCAGTAAGAGAATCATATTCCTCAAAGTTAGTTGACTTGTCTTCCACAAAGTCCCAACGTATTACTGAGTTCTTCCAGAGTAAAGCAGACTTTACCCAAGTATTCATTAACTCCCAGCCATTGTTCTTTTTAAATATAGTATAATTAACTAGGTCTGATGCATCATTAGCTGCTGCAATAGCGCTGGGTGATGCTGACCAAGATTTAAATTTAGCTATCCTGTTATTGTTAAACATTAACTCTGAAATAAGAGCTAAGTAAGCTTCTATAGTTTCTGTGGTGTCTGATGAAACAATTTTAGATACACCATTAGGTCTTAAATGACCTTCAGGTAATCCTGCATATTCGTAAGTAGACTGTAATCTATCGTTAGCTAACTCAGAAGAATTTAAAAAGTCTCCAGCAGAGTTAGATACACCTGTATCAATTAAACTTATTAGTTGTTCGTCAGTTACTTTTTCACGGTAACCGCTCATATAATCGCCCATATAAGGCCTCCTATCAATCTAGCACCCACATGGGTATGTATTATAGTACGGGGTTTTTGAACCAAAGGTACCCCGAAAACCTAAAGGACAGCATGAGGTTCAACTGTGTAGTCCGTCTTTACCCTCTTTCCGCCATTCTTCACGGTGGGCACGGACAAGCTCTGGCTCCTTATGTTCTTTAACGTTATTACGTCCATAAGTAGCTGAATTCTTTGATTTAGTAGTAGGGTCCCAAATCTTACCATTCTTTTGTTTAACACCCTTTGCAGGTCTATAAATAGCCATTGTTATCCTCCTAAATCTTTTTTAAGTTGAGCTAGTTCTTCTAACTCTTCTACACTTAAGTCTGCACTAGTTCTTTCTGTATTAACAGTTTCCACTCTTGTTTTCTTAGGTGCTTTATATTCGCCTAGTTCTTTAGCAATTTTAAATGCTTCTTCACGATCACCATCTTCCATTGCTTCATGCATAAGCAACTTCATTATATCTAAGGGATCTTGTGCTACTGCATTTATTGCTTCCAAAGTTTCAGCCATCTCTGATGCCTTTTCTTTTATTCTTGCATCACGTTCTCTTTTTAATCTACGGGCCTCTGCTGAAGCTTTAACTCCTGCTGCCTGGAAGTTCTTTATCTTTTGTTGACCTTCTTCAGTAGCGGGATTAATCATGTGTTTAGCAAAGTTAGCTTGACGGGGATCCTTCATCATTCTCTGACGAACTTCTTCTATCTGTTTACTTGTTTTAGCCATTAAATCCAATCCTCATTATTACGATTGACAAAGTTCTTTTGCCTCCAATCAATTTTTTGATTTGATAATTTATCAATATTAGTACGGTAAGCTTCCCAGGTAATAGCTAATGCCATAACAGTATCATCATGATGTCCTTGTAATGCTTCTGTCTTACCTGAAGTAGTAGAAATATAAGTCTTCATTTCAGCTAATATAGTCTTGGAAGGAATCCAAATGTCTTCTTCTTCCACTGCATTTTTTAACTGACCTATAACTCTAGGTTTACTTCCGTGTGTCATTCTAAATCCAGGTGTTTGTCCTTCTTCTGAACTCAACCTGGCCGCTTTAGTTTCATAGTACATATTAACATAACTCATTTGTTTGAGTCTTTGTAATGTAGCTACACCCATACTATTAGATTCTACTGCTAACAGTGCGTTGTTAAAATATCTTCCTAAATAAAATAAGTGTTCACCGTATAATGTAGGGTCTACTGTATTATCTCTGTACATAGCACATATATGACCTTTAGTGTTCATTACTATAGCTGTACTATAATCTTGTTTAACACCAAGAGCAACATCTGCACCTATGATATAGTTATCTTCCCAATCTGGTGGTATCCATATTTCTAAGTTACCTCTAGGGCTGTCATCAAAAGAACCTAGTGCATCATTGTAACCACGCAAAGCAATAGGTGGTGTTGCTGTAAATGAGTTTATTTTTTCTGGATTAAACACTGATGAACCTGAAACCAAGAAGGCTTCTTCTGAGTTGGCAGGATATTCCTGTCTAAACTTATCTACTCCACCTTCAACAATCTTTAATCGTCTCCAGTACATTTGTTCATCTGTTAACTCGTACTTTTCTTTATAATCTTTTTCTTCAAATGTTAATTCAAATCCATCAGGCACTTCTCTTTTATATTCTATAGTTTTAAACCACGGAATAAAGATAGCTATATAATCAGATTCACCTGCTGCAGCTGCTTGATACAACCTATAAAATTCACCTGATGCACCGTTAGCTGTTGACTCAATAATAACTTCAGTACCATCTGATTGTGATATACCTTGGAATAGTCCAGCAAGTATCTTAGCATCATGTTGCCA